GAAGATGCCTGAATAAAGGATATACCATAATGTAAAAGCACTTCCAACGTTCGCTTACGGAGGAAGTGCTTTACACAAAAACTAAACTAGACTTATAGTATTGGAAATGTAGTTGTAATCTGTGCATCACTTCTTTGCAAGTTGGCTGAAATAGATGTCCGACAATAAATGAGAAAAATTAGTTCATAGTTTGTAATGTTACGTTACTTTTATTTATATTTTCGAGCACTTCATCAATGAATAAAGGACGGTAATATGGGCATTCAAGAACGCCCTTACTTTTTGCTTCCCTATACACTTTGGAAAATAATTTTGCTTTCTCCTTGTCGGTGATTGGTAGCTGCTCTATAGGAGTGGCGAGAAACCGACACCCCCAGCCTTTGCAGGTGGGGGTGAGGGAGCAGTGTTTTGGGCTTTTCCACTGACGTAAGCAGTCAGCAATTATTTGATTCATATTTCTTATATTTATCAAAACTTAAAAATAGTTGTTATGATGTTAGAAAGAATACACAAAGCTCATGTACTTTTGCTTGAACAAGAGAGCATCCGTCATAGAATTACCGTTATTGGTACAATTACCAATCCTTACTTAACTGCTTCCTATGAAGCTGATCTGATGGAAAGACTGATAGAAACGGAAATGCTGATTGACGGAATAAAAAAAACATCTTTTCCAACGGAATCTACTCTACCTTTTTCTTCAGATGCTCCAAGAGAGGTTTAATGCGCTCTTTGTTCCGTTCCGATATACTACCTATAGGTGCCCCATTCAAGAGTTCATATATTTCTTGTATGGAGAATTTGTAAGCCGTAATCATATCGGCATACGGTTGATACATTTTGGAACGTAGATTTACTGCGTTTAGACGTTCCAATTCTTTTTGGGTATCTTCCAGTATATCCAATAGGTTCATTTTACAGCATCGGTTAACATACTTATCAATGTTGTAATTGTCTTTATGCAGGTCTATGATATCCATATTGAATTAACTATTATTTATCATGAATCTGTTTCTGTGAGTTATAATCTTCATGACTTCTAAATATAGAGTCAGCAAGCCTCGTTCCTGTAGATACAAGTTTAGAAAGTACTCTTAATTGCTCTTTACATGGGATACTTTCTGTTGGATGAGGATAGTTTAAAGTATGATCTATTTCTCCCCAAATTTCTTCAAACAGTGTTCTTACCTGGATCTCACAGCATATTGGGTTAGCGTTCTGATTGTTAGGCTTAATAATATAATGGACGCTTGTATAATATGTTGGTCTAATTTCATTTTTAATGCTTAATTTTTCATACATAATCTTAGATTCAGGGTCCCAGCTATACGCCATAGGAGGTTCTACAAAAACCCATTCTCCGTTATTTATGTTTTCTAAAATAGCTTGATGAATTTTGGGGAATTGATCTTGATACAAATGGAGAACACGTACTCCTATCAAGTCCGTTATTTGTGCAAAGAGGTTAGTTGTATTTATTATCCTATCGGAAGACTGTTTTCGTATTAATTTATCTCTAAGGTGCTCAGGGTCTTTAATTCTGGATTTTATAGAATGAATTATCGGAAAAGGTTCACGATTTAATTCTGGATGAGAATTAAAAAAACTTTCTACTGTAGCCTTAAAAGGCTTTATTAGGTGCATGTGATTGTTATAATATTCTATAATATCGTTTATATTTTTCTCATTCATAGTGTGTTGGTTCTAGTGATAAGATCTTCGACAAAAGTTATATATGATTGTTTCAACTCTCTTAGCTTACCATTATTCCCCCTATTGTAATCAAAACCATTTTCTACTAAAAAAGCAATATACTCAGGATTGTTTTCGCTAAGTTCATTCCATTTTTCAGGAATTCTCCACATGGGGCAATTTAAAGCTTGCGCCATTGCTGGAAATGTATTATGTGAGTGCATTATTGATTTTCCACCAATAGGATTGGATATATCTTCTTGGGAAAGATTCTCTCTGTTATTCTCTTTTATAAATTGAAGAATAACTTCAGGGATACGATGAACATATTGATAATGAGCTTGAGCTAAATCATATTCATTTCCTGATTCCCCTCTTGTTTTGCCATATTTTTTACAATTATATATAGTATATCCTAAAAATTGAACAAATTTTCTTGGAAATTTTCTTCTTTTATCTGAAGAAATGAGAGTATATATGGTATTAAAGTCTTTTTGCCATATATCTAAAGAATTGCCTATATTTCGTATTCCATATAAGCTAAACATATCTGGTTGGGCTGGTATTATAAATCCATCGACTATTGAAATAATAACTTTATTTAAAATGCCTAGGCTAGGGGAAGTGTCAATTATAATGTATTCATAATTATTAAGCTCTGTGTAATTCTCACATATATTTCTAATATTGGTAATAGTTCTAATAGATAAATTATCTCCTTGATAAGCACCATTCCACCTTTCTGCTATTTTATTCTCATATTTATGTACTGACAAACGGCCGGGAATAAGGTCTAGATTTCTATCTAAATTTATTACTGGAGATGTTTCTTCTAAATCACTAAGTCCATCTTCTGCAGGTTTTAAAAGAAAGTGAATGCTTCTTGGGGTTTGAGTTATCTTAGGATTTTTTAAAAGTGCATCTTCGAAATCATCTATGAAAGGATCTTCTTCTTCCCAAATTTGGTGGAGTTTCTCTTCATTCATGCAACATATAGTTAAATTGCATTGAGGGTCTAAATCAATAAAAAGAGTTTTATGTCCCATTTCAGCTAAAGTATATCCTATGTGGAAAGCAAGGGTTGATTTTCCAACTCCTCCCTTATTGTTGAATAATGAAATTATTTTCATGGTATTTTTTTATATTAATAACTATTTGACATTTAATTTGTTTTATCAAAACGTCATTTAATGCATGGTGATTGAGTTGCTCCATTAGTGATCTCCCTATAAGAACTGTCATCGGATAAATTGTAATGATTACACAGTTTCTCTATCTCCAACTCAAGCATCGCAATTTCTTCTTAGAGAAGTGCATTTTCTTTTATATCTCTTCTATGTTGGTGTCTAAGAATAGCAATTGTCATTTCTTGAAATTCAATATTGTTATAAAATTTACTATATTAGTTTTTATGGTTGATTAGTTTTATTATCGGGATTATGATCGCTTGTTATTCTTATATGCTCCTGTGGAAAGGTTATATCTGTTTCTTCCACATTTTGCAAAATGAAAACTCCCAAAGCACGAGTCTTTTCATTTTGAGGGTTTATTTGGGATAATGTGTCATAATACCATTCTTTTTTATTTGTTAATAAAGGGCATTTTTTCTTTGAATAGTCTTGATACTCTATACGAATTTTAGATAATAGGTTGATAATAACTTCAATTCTATCTTTGGCTAAATTATCTTTTACGGCTACAAGTAGTGCGTCCATATATCCATCTATGGCATATTGTATGAAATTTCCATCATGCATTTTTGTCGCATAATTTAGAATGCGAGTAAAAGTAATATCAGATTTTAACCATTCCAACTCTTTCTTTATTTCTTGAAATTGACTTCTTAGTTTTTCGTTTTCATTTACTAATGTTTCTATTTGATGCTTATTCGTTGTTTCCATGTCTTTAAGTAGCTTCTTGTTTTGTTCATCAATATCTTTCTTTAAATTGAAAGATTGATAAATCTGAACAGCAACAAATACAGTTACTACCAATGAAATAATGGTTACCATTCCGCCAAGGTAATCTATTTCAAGGTCTGTTCTGTAATTATACCTAAATATTGTCACTAAAGATAGTATTATAGCTATTCCACTAGTTATTGTAGTGAAATAAATATACGCATGGACATTATGCTTTTGTTCTTTAATCATAGTTCGAAAGGTGATTTTTTTTTTAGAATGCCGTATTATATCTTATACTGCGTTCAAATAGTTACTATTTCTTTTAAAATGAAATCTTGTATTTCATTTGCGTCTTGTCTATTTAAATTTATGATATATTGTAATAAATCTTGCTTTCCATCAGGAAACATTGAAATCGTCACATTATTTAATTGCATGTATTTAATTATATTTTTTAATCGGTTTATACATACTGTAATGGTTGATAGATTTGAATCGTACATGTTGAAATTGTATGCAGCTAAAATATAGTTTTGAAAGGCTAAATCATATTGTTTGTTTTTTAATTCAGATTCTGCTATTCTGAAAAACATATTTCCGCTAACTTCATTTCCTAAAGTTTCAATTTCGTTTTTTAATTTCGTCTCTACATTATTTATCTGCTTAGATACTTCGTTTTTTAATTCTTTCTTTAAGCTGTATATGTTATATCCAAAAATTATAGTTACAAAAGCTACCAAAAAAGATAATATACCAACAATTATCCCCAAATAATCAAATCCAAAATCTGAAGTACGAGGATATGAATTACATAAGGATATTATGCTAAACAATAGACTTATGAGTGCTATAGTCCACAATATGTAATTAGAACTATTCTTCATATTCTGCTTTTTTCGATTAGTAGAATTAGTTTTTCCAAATTTTGGCTATTTCTATTGTTAGCCTCTGCATTGAGTATATTAGCTTCTGCATTTTTCTTGCTGGCTTCAGAAAGATTTTGAATACATTCGATATACTCGGATGCATTATGGGGTGAATTAATATATGATTCAATTGTACTGTATTGATTATTTTTCGCAAATGCTTCTCCCTTTCCAGTTAATAGCCAATATGCATTCACCTTTTCTACTGAATTGACTATCTTCTCGAGTATATCACTTGATGGCTTAGAGGCTCTTTCCTTTCCTAGGTAATTAGAAATACTTGTAGGGGCTATTCCGATAGTACGTGCAAAAGCAGCCTTATTTCCATCAAATAATTCTTCAATAATATACTGTAATCTCTCTGTTATACTCATTGTAGCTTTTATAAGGTTAAAAATCGTCAATATAGTATGAAATAATAATCAATATAGTTGTTTTTAATTCTCAATGTAGTATCTTCGCAACATCAAACAACAAACAACAGCAAAGATGCAAAGTTTGATTGAGATAACCAAAAAAACAACATACCTAAAAAGGAGTAAGACAATGAAAAAAAGAGATTATGAATTGGTAAAGAATGGCAAGTATAACAGAAGAGCAATCATGCAGAGAGCTTATGTATATGTGCGTAATTACAATTACTCTCTTTCAAGCGCCTTAAAAACGGCTTGGTGTGATGCTCATCTGAAAATGGATGAATATAAAGTACAGATTGCTCCTAAGTATCAAGATTACCCGAAACCGGCTAATAATTTCAGACAGGCTATGATTGATTTGAATCCTACTCTAAGAAGCTACGATAGCTCTTGGAGATAATATAACAAAGCTGCAGAAAAGGTCAGTGCTATACCGGTGATAAAAGCCGCGAGGGTTCGTAATGGCAAACGAACACTTTACCCTTCACCGGGCAGCTTTCCCTATTTGGTGATGCGTTACGCCGAATTTCTCTATCCGGTCTTTGAGCCTACCCTTTGATGGGAGATAGAGGACAAGATGGAGTGATTGCCCTAAGCAGTCCGTTCCAGAAAGCGATACTGGCGCTTACCCTCAACCCCAACATAGAGGACGCGAGAGATACCCGGAGTAGCAAGAATTTGCGATGACGTCTGAATGGGAGTTCAGAATGAGCGAAAGATTTGCAACGGTGCGAAATGAGAAGCCGACATGCCCCGAACGGTTATGCAGTGAAGTATAGTAGCTGATAACTCCGGTGGGAAGAACTGAGAGAGTTTATCGGGGCACGAATATTAATTAAAAATAGAGAGAAAATGAATGAAATAATAGATTACATTAAGGATTCACCAATTGAGTATGCAATTGATGCCTTGTCTGTGAATTATGTGATACAGGCTATCGTTCAAATGGTACTGTTCCCCTTTGTACTATACTTTTGTTGGAGGGTTTTTAAAAAGATACTTCGTAACATGAGGAATAATTAACAGAAACTCCTTACAATAGTATATGCAACCAATGCGATGATAAACAGCAGGAATGAAACATACGAGCCTTTTTCGCAAAATACGAAAATCCTTCTTCTTGGTATGCTTTCGTATACGTAAGCTTGACCGTGCGGTAATTCCCCGTTATGATATTTTCTTAGATATTCCCGATAGGTGCGCACAGCTTGATTGCTCAACACTCTATTCTCGTATAGAGATATTCCAGAGAAAAGGATACAGAGTGCATTTACGCATATTGCAGTCACAAGGAGAACCTTGTTGCAAAGACTGTCCTCTGAAGGACTGCTTAAAGAAATGATTACCGCAAAGGTGGTTGAGGCTACCATTAAAAGCGTTGTTTGTATTTTGAATACTCATTCGGTTGGTTCATCCAAAGAACGCATATATAACCTAATTAGATTTCTTTCCCGATTCATACTTACTTAATTTTTTTGATTTGACACTTCAAAGTTAAGTAAATCTCCCGAATAAAGCGTGATGCTGCCAATCGAATTGGTTCGGGAGAACTCAAATATTAATCAACTAATTACATACAAAAAATGGTAAAGAGAATTACAGAAAATTGGACTGAGGCTTTGCTGAATATGGAAGTAGGTGAAGTTGTTGAATTCCCGCTTGAAAAGTCTGAATCTATTGTCGGAAGTATTATTCCACGTTTGCGAAAAAGAATGTGGAGAGAAAAGGCTGATTGGAGTAGAGACGGGGATTACGATACAGAGAACGGAATTTTCAGAGTTAAAAGGATAGCGTAATGGTTTCCCTTTCTCCAGCGGAAATGCTTGTTGCAAATGAGTATTGCAAGGGACTTGCCGACAAAGAAGTGGCCGACAATCTGAGCAAGTCTGTTTGGACTATCAAGACACAGAAGCGGACTATCTATCGAAAGTTAGGCATATCCAAAGATACTGAATTGCTTCTGTATATGATTTGCGACAGGCTGAAACGCAATTTCGATTTGAATGAGTTACGGAAGCATGGACTTGAGTTTTTATTCTCCATTCTTTTCATAGTAATGCAAATAACTTGTAATGATATTGATATGCGGAGAATGAAAACGCCCTCACGAGTGCGGACTACAATGCGCTATATAAGAGTAGGGGGACGGAGTAATAATAATTTTAATTTTTTGGCAGCATGATATATGAGGTAAACGGTGATTTACGCAGTTCTATGTTGATTGATGGGACAGCGGAGGCAAGGTTGGCAGATATACTTACCATCATGGATAAGCGTACATTTCCTAAGAGGGAATCAGAAAGAATAGTAGGTGGCCCGGGGAGATTGAAAACTTTGGTAAGTTCTCGAAGAGTGAGAGTTGAGTACAAACCTAATGGGAGAAGTTATTACAATGCTTCAGATGTATTGAGTTTTGCAAAAGTAAGAAAAGGAAGAAACCATGAAAAGAATAATTCTCAACGTGCTATTGCTTAATATATTGGCTTTGCCTTGTTTGGCAATGTTCAATGATGTTGATCCGGTAACAGGGGACTGGAACTATACTGTTAATCTGTTTGGTATAGTGTATTCTGTTTGGTTCTATCACAAAGTATTAAAGAAGATAATAAAGATATGAACCTCAGCGGAGGAAGTGCATTACACAAAACTTATTTAGTTAGATTGCTGTCTGCATGGTCTGTGAAGATATAGCAGGCAGAAACGGGTAATTAGCTCAGTCAGGTAGAGCGGTACATGATTATTTAATGTTGGTAATTTGTCATGGTATTATTTAAAGGTTTCATTCATGTACAGGTCGTGGTGTTCAAGTCCCACATTACCTACAAGCTTTTTTATGTTTAACCAATAATGCCGACGAAAAGGACGTCGTAGGGAGAATGCCCCTATTTGAGTTTTATGCTTTAAGCTATCTTGTTAACTACCCTTCCCGGTGTGGTTTGACCGCCTATCCGGGAGCAATGCCCAAGCGAGGGAAGATATAGTTTAGTATTTTTATTTTGTTGTGTTTAGGTGTTCTGTCTGTGAAGATGGTACACCTTTTTTATTCGGGCGTTCGGTGTAATGGCTAACACACCTCATTCGAGGAGACTGACGGTTCGAGTCCGTCAACTTCCACGACATTTTTTATTAACCACATAAATTTTATCATTATGAGTTTGATCAAGAAACCTAACGAGCTGACTGTTAAGACTACATTGTCAGCACTGATTTACGGACAACCGGGTATGGGAAAAACGACATTGGCATTATCAGCCCCGAACCCTGTGCTGTTTGATTATGACGGTGGTATTCATCGCGTCAATGCGGCTCATCGCGTACCCACTGTTCAGATAACAAGCTGGGACGAGACGAACCAAGTACTTGCTTCCGAGGAAATCCAGGAGTTCGACACAATTGTGATTGACACTGCCGGAAAGATGCTCTCTTTCATGGATAAGGCTATCATGGCAGCCAATCCGAAAATGAAGAAGGCTGACGGTACTCTTTCCTTGCAGGGCTATGGGGTACGAAAGAATATGTTCATCAGCTTTGTAAATCAAGTTACCCTCATGGGTAAGTCTGTTATCTTCGTTGCTCATGAACGGGAGGAGAAAGTCGGTGATGAAAAACAGATACGCCCGGAGATTGGCGGTTCATCTGCCGGCGACTTGATTAAGGAACTGGATTTAGTCGGCTACATGGAAGCCATTGGCAAGGATAGAACAATTTCCTTTGACCCATGCGAGAAGTTCTATGGTAAGAATACTTGTAATCTCTCTTCACGTATAAAGATACCTGTTATCATTGATGCGTCTGGTACTGTTACGGGAAAGAATGATTTTATGACGAACATCATTAATACTTACAAGGAATATCAAACAAAGCAAACTGAGTTGTCTTCCGAATATGATAAGCTTCTTGAAGTTATTCGTGATATGGTGGAGCAGGTGACTGATATGCAGTCGGCTAATGAGGTACGGAATGCCATTGTGGGAATAGAGCATATCTTTGATACTAAGGTACGGGCCGGTATGATGCTTAATGAGAAATGTAAGCAACTCGGGTTGAAATTTAATAAACTCAGCAAGAAGTATGAACCAGCCGCCTAAGTATAGATTTTACCCGTCGCTGCTCGATAAGTTCGAGCAGTATCTGCGGGCGGATGAACAGGTTGAAAGTTTTTGGAATGTCGACAATGAAACGGGGGAATACAAGAAAAGCCCCGAAGAGATTGAGGCGGAGCTCAAGCAAACTCTGCTTGATGCGATAAACCGCGTTCCATTTGAGAGTGAAGCGGCTGATAAAGGAACGGCATTCAATGCTATTATAGACTGTTATATCCATAGGAAAAAGCATATTCCAAATGAACGAGAACCATATACCATTATCGGTGATGAAGAAACCAACATTATCCAAGTTGATTTTCCGGCTACGGATATAGCGCCTGCCCGTCATTTCTTGTTTGACCGAGCATGGTGTATCGAGCAGTCGAGATATTTTGCCGGTGCATTGTCTCAGGTCTTTGTCTCTGCCATTATCTCCACCCGTTACGGTGATGTGGAACTTTACGGGTTTATAGACGAACTTCTCCGAGATACTGTCTATGACATCAAATCAACATCCAAATATGATTTCGGCAAGTATGAACATGGCTGGCAGCGGCATGTATATCCTTACTGCCTGATTGCTTCCGGTCAAATGGAGAGTGTGAAAGCTTTTGAGTACACTGCTTATCAGTTGAAGGGCGGTACGAGTCGTACACCGCTAATCAGTGGAACGCAATATCCGGAATACTACACCTATAACCATGAACAGACGGTTAAACTGTTGACCGCTCATTGTGAGCATTTCATAGAATTTCTGGAAGTAAATCGGGAGTTTATTACGGATAAGAAAATATTTGGGTTAGAGTAATGGCACAGGAAGCAATTCTTGAAAAGGTTAACGGCGAAGTACACATAAGCAAATCCTTTGATTTCATGTGTTCCCAGCTTCGTAATGGTCGGTATCGTGTAAAAATCGAACGGTTCACAGAGCCTCGTACACTATCGCAAAATGCGCTCATGTGGCTTTGGTTCACTTGCATCGAGCAGGAAACCGGAACGGATAAGCAGGATATACACGATTACTACTGCAACCTATTTCTGAGGAGAATTTCCTATATCAAAGGCAAAGAAACGGTTGTTGCCGGAAGCACATCGAAACTCAATACAGTGCAGATGACAGACTTTTTGAATAAAGTCCAGGCTGATGCCGCTGCCGAACTGGGAATAACACTCCCTCTTCCGGCTGACCGTTACTATAACGAATTTATCAACGAATATCAAGACAGGAGATAAAAATGAATATCACAAAAGCAAAAATAACGAAAGACAACACGCTTGTTGCCACTTTTAAGAACGAGAATGAGGATAATGTAACCGTTGAGGGAAAGAATCTTATCCATAAGGATTTACGTGCTGCATTTGATGAACTTATCCCTCACCTTGCTTTCCTCTGCGAACAAAAGGAAGCTGACGGCAAAGATTCCATAGATGAATTGCCGGAAGAAATCTTTTCAACATTTGAGGTTACCGGTTATACAATTGGTGGTTCCGATGATAATATCGGGATTACTTTAGTCGGTAAACGTTTCTTAAAAAGTAAAAAGGTGCTCAATCTCATTGCACCGTTTACCATGTTCAACAATGAGAACGAGGAATACGAACACGCCTTTGAGTTGCAGCAAGCCATTGATGCTTGTAATTATGAAGTAGAACAGTATCTGACCGCAAAGAAATGGGCAGTAGTTCAGCAGGAACTTCCATTTGATGAAAGTACCCCGACTGATATAGGGGCTGACCCAGTGGGGGACGCTACTTTTGAGGAGGAAGCTAACGAGTTCCTCAAACAAGTGGCGGAACAGACCGGTACTACTTTGATTGTGGACGGTAAGAAAGTGAAACCGCGTCATTCACGTACTAAGAAAGTCAAAGAAACGGCAGCTTAATTATGGCAGCACCTTTTTGTATCACCAAATATCCAGACGGCTTCAAACTTAAATTCATGTATCATCCGATGCTGATAAAATGTGTGAAGAACATTCCGTCAGTCAAGGCCAATGCAAAGAGAGCTTACCTCTTTAATGAAAAAGCCTGGTGGGTTGATCTTGCCGATGAATGGTATGTCAACACCATGGCGAATTGGGCGGTGCAATATGGTTATTGCGGATCAGTACAGCGGTTGGAGCAAAGAAAAGCTGATATAAGTTTTGAGATTGCTCCAATGCCGCAATTGGCCGTACCTCATGGGCTACTTCTTGAACCATACGATTATCAGAAAGAGGGTATCGCTTATGCATTAGAACATAAACGGTGCATCTTCGGTGACCAGCCGGGACTTGGTAAGACATTACAGGCGATAGGTACGGTAACAATAGCGCAATCTTATCCATGTCTTGTAGTATGTCCGGCTGCATTGAAAATAAACTGGCAACGTGAGTTCAAGAAGTTTGCCGGGAAACAGGCTCTTATACTTGATGATAAGAATAAAAATACGTGGCAACGCTTCATTGAAACCAAGTGCTGTGATATTTTCATCACTAATTATGAGTCGCTGAAAAAGTTCTTCGTATTGGATGTGAAGAATGATACGCGGTTTACGCTGAAGTCAATCATTTTTGATCCTCGCATAACGCTTTTCAAATCGGTCATTATTGATGAGTCTCATAAATGTAAGTCTACTAAGACCCAGCAAAGTAAGTTTGTTGAGGGCATCTGCAAAGGTAAGGATTTCATTCTTGAGTTGACTGGAACTCCGGTAGTGAATGATAATACTGACCTTATACAACAACTTAAGATAATGGGACGTTTGGAAGATTTCGGTGGGTATAAGACATTTACCGAGCGCTTTTGTAACGGACCGAAGAAAGCATCTAATCTGAAAGAATTAAACTGGCGCCTTTGGAATACCTGCTTTTTCCGACGGGAGAAGGCAAAGGTGTTGACCCAACTTCCGGATAAGACACGCCAGTATATCGAGATGGATATCACTACGCGGTTGGAATATGAGAAAGCAGAAAGCGACCTTATTCAATATCTGCGTGTTTATAAGAATGCGGACGACGAGAAGATTGCCAAGTCCATGCGCGGCGAGGTAATGGTAAGGATGGGTATATTGAAAGCTATTTCCGCTCGTGGAAAAATCAAGGCGGCTGCCGAATTTATCCATGACGTTATCGATGGGGGAGAGAAACTGATAGTATTTGCTTATCTGAAAGAGGTAGTAATGGAACTGAAAAAGATGTTTCCCAAAGCAGTAACGGTTACTGGTGAAGATAATGCTACCCGGAAACAGATGGCTGTAGATGCTTTTCAAAACAATCCGGATTGTACACTTATCATTCTGAACTACAAATCGGGTGGTACGGGGCTTACTTTGACCGCTTCCAGTCGTGTGGCCTTTATTGAGTTCCCATGGACGTTCAGCGATTGCGAACAAGCTGAAGACCGGGCACATCGTAACGGACAGAAAAATAACGTTAACTGTTACTACTTCCTTGGTAAAAATACCATTGATGAATATATGTATGATGTCATTCAGCGGAAGAAGGGTATAGCTAACGGAGTTACCGGAACTGATGATGTAGTAAAGGAGAATGTAGTAGATATGGCTATGGACTTATTCAAAGGTAGATTATGAGAAAGAAACAAACTACACCACAATCAGAAAGCCAGATACAGCATAGTTGTCTGACTTGGTTCCGGCATCAATATCCGTTTTTGAGTTGCATGCTGTTCGCTGTTCCTAACGGTGGAAAACGCGATGCCCGTACCGGTGCGCAAATGAAATACGAAGGTGTTTTACGCGGCGTTGCCGATTTGATACTTCTTATCCCTAAGAAAGGTTTTGCGTCTCTCTGTATAGAGATGAAAACTCCGATGGGGAAACAGAGAGAGGAACAAATTGAATGGCAGAGAGAAGCGGAAAAGTATCGAAATAAATACGTTATCTGCCGTTCTCTTCAAGATTTTATGAACGAGGTTAATTCCTATCTACGATGAATTATATTGAATTAGTCAATAACTTTTGGACTGTGAGGCGTATTAGACCGATGACAAGTTACGAGGCAGATTTTTATTTCTATTTGCTGAAAGAATGTAACTCGAGAAACTGGACTAATCCGTTCGAATTGCCGTCGAGGAATGTGGAGCTTGAACTCGGCATCTCTCGCAAAACAATTTGTGACCTGCGCAACAAACTCCAGCAAAAAGGATTGATTTCTTTCAAAGAAGGGAATAAACGGGCAAACGGAGCTTTTTATCAGATACTTTATGTTTCTGACGGTAACAAAAATGGTAACGAAAGTGGTAACGTAAATGGTAACATAAACGGTAACGTAAATGGTAACCCTTTATATAAACAGAAACATAAACAGAAACCTATGGGGGAAAATAACTCTGGCGAGTTATTCCCACCGGAGCCACCACCGAAAAAGAAGCTGCTTAAAACCAAAGTAGAGTTTATACCACCGACCGTCGAAGAAGTGAAAGAGTATTTTCGGGGCAAACTTCCTGACTGGGAATTGCAAGCGGATATTTTCTACAATCATTTCTCCGGGCTTGGTTGGAAAACGGCTACAGGTGCCAAGGTTGAACGTTGGGACAGCCGGGCCAATCTTTGGATAATCGAAAAAAAACAGCAAGGCAATGGAAAAACAGAAACCCAAGGACAAAACGGTCGGGATGCTGATAAGGCAGCAAAGGCAAGAAACCTCATTGCGGAGTACGCGGCCATCGAGCAGGGATGTGATGTTGTCGGCCATCAAGCAGAGATACCCGACCTTTAGCCAAGCCTCTGCCGCATATTCGACATCGCTCCAGCCGATACTTCTTGCCGACCTTGATAAAGCATACAGCGAGAAGTCTCCCACGTTGTCAGACCTTGAACAGATGTACGGTGACGGCTCCTCGGTTTTGTGGGCAAAGACGCAGCTACTGACTATTGATTTTGCCTCTGCCACGAAAGAGAGTGCCGATGAAAATGCTTTGAACGAGTTCTCAAACCTGTTTGTAAGGCAGTATCACTACATCAAGTTGACCGAATTCATTCTATTTGTCGCCCGATTCAAGTTGGGCAGATACGGTAAATTCTACGGCTATTTCGACACGATAACCATTGGCGAGGCTTTCCGTAAGTTCCTCAAAGAGCGGTCGGATGAGTTGGATATAATCATCCGGAAACGTAATAACCAGGCGCAGGAGCAGCGGCAAGTACCTGTGGAACGGAATCACCAACCACCCGACGACTTACGGGCAAAACTCAAATTAAGATGAAAGACATAAAACTGATAGCGACTATTCTGTCAATTCTGACAGCGTATGCCGCTTTTTATTTTGTCTGCTACTGGATAGCGGACTATTGTTTAAGAACTTATTTGTAACGCAATTATGGAAAACAAAACTTTCAAAGAAGCTATCAAGAGTTATCTTGATGAACGTGCCGGGACTGACGAACTGTTCGCTAAGTCCTACGCAAAAGAAAACAAGAATCTGGACGAGTGTTGTTCTTACATCATGGGTGAAGCCAGAAAGCGCGGAAATGCCGTCGCTATGTCCGACACTGAAGTATTTGGTCTGGCCGTACACTATTACGATGAGGACGACATCAAAGTCAACAAACTACCTGCCGCCGCAAGAGCTGTAGCTTCCGCTTCATCCCAATCGGTTAAGCTGACCGAGGAAGATAAAAAGAAAGCTCGTGAGGAAGCGATTAAACGTCTTACCGAAGAGCAATATGCTTTGCTCAAGAAAAAGCCATCACGAGGAAAGAAAGAGGCAACGGAAGTACAACAGATGTCATTGTTCTAAAGTTATGGATGATGTTTTATCAGGTAAGATTTGTCCCTATTGTGGTAATCCTACCGAGTATGTGGATAGTTCTGTTATTTATGGGCGTTCTTATGGTATGATTTACCTCTGTCGTGATTGCAGGGCTTATGTTGGAGTTCATAAAGGTACAGACCAAGCATTAGGGCGTTTGGCGAATGCGGAACTTAGAGAAGCTAAGAAAGATGCCCATTTCTATTTCGACCAGATAGCCAAGACTAATCTTATCAATAAGATTTGGAAAGAGCATATTCCCAATACCTCAAATAGAAATAAGGCCTATTTGTGGTTATCCATTCAATTAGGAATACCACGTGAAATATGCCACATAGGAATGTTCGATGTAAAAGATTGTAAACGAGTAGTTGAACTGTGTAAACCATTAATAAAGCTATGAAACCGCGTACTAAATTGCAAAAGGAAGTCGCCGATCTGAGTGCAAAATTGGGTGAAATATCTGATTCTCCCAAAGAGTGGGCCAAAGAACATCTGTTTGCTCATACGGCACATAAATGCAAGGATGAACTTTGGTGTTCGGAATGTGGGAAAATATGGATAAACACCGATAATAGCGAATTGAGCATTATCCTTTTGGGTGATAAGACCGAATGCCCTTATTGTCACCACAAGCTGGACGTAAAGGTAAGTCGGAAATGCCAGAATGAAGAGGAAATCTACATGGATATACTACAGGTTGTAGGTAACTTCCAAGTGATACGCCATATCCTGTGCTGCAAGTATTCTTGCAAAAGTGGTTTTCGTGAGCATTTGACATCAAATCCTTATTACAGTTTTTTTGAGACTGTTCAGGAATGGATTACAGTTAATGGCAAACGTACCATTATCGCCAGACCTATGAATATGGGTGGCAATGGATGGTTGTATGGTAGGCCTTTGAGTATAAAGAACGAATACGGTAGTGGTTATTACAGTTATGGTGATGTGTATTCTATACATGGATGGTTATATCGTAAGATAGAGGTTCTTCCGGAGTTGAAGAAACGTGGTATAGGCCGGAATTTTCCTGATGTCAATCCGTCGAGGCTTATACGATCGCTCTTAACCGGTAACAATGATGCCGAACTCTGTTTGAAAACAAAGCAGATGGCAATGCTTAAACACATGGCTAAGGAAGGGTATTATCAGCTTCGGTACAAGCCATCTTTCAATATCTGTAACCGTAATCACTACATCATCAAGGATGCCAGTATGTGGAATGATTACATTGACCTGCTGCTCTATTTCAAGAAAGACGTACGTAACGCCAAATATATATGTCCCAAGAATCTGAAAGTCGAGCATGATTTGCTGATGAATAAGAAAAGGAGCATTGAAGCAAAGCTTCGCAGAGATAGGGAAAGGATGGCGGCAATCCGTCTTGAAAAAGAACGTAGGGAAAGTATTATTCAGTTCTACAAGAGAATGGAGAAGTTCTTCGGTTTGGAGATAACGGACGGAAGTATAACTATCCGTCCATTGGAAAGTATAACCCAGTTCTATCAAGAGGGGAAAGCAATGCACCATTGCGTATATACGAATGAGTATTACAAGCGTAATGATTGCCTTATCCTTTCGGCCCGCATCGGGGAAAAACGTATCGAGACAATAGAACTGTCCCTAAAAACTCTTGAAGTAGTTCAATCGCGTGGTGCATGTAACCAGAATACAGAATACCATGAGCGTATCATAGGGCTTGTTAAAAAGAATATTGGTCTAATCCGTAATAAATTATCAGCATGAAACATATCATCCGAAAAATAGAATACATCACCGGCGATAATCGTCGGTGTGAGAAAGTAGTCATTGAAACAAACGACATCGAGACTGAGAGAAAGCGGTTGTATGCTGAGTACCCCTGTGATGTGATATACTTTACTTATGAGACAATAGAATAGATAGTACAATGAAAGATTATATCGAGTTTCTGAAAGACAAGATGGCCATCAGTCATCAATCAGGATTTGAGGTGTCGGCAGAGGAACTGACACCTTTTCTTTATCCTCACGTGAAAGATACTGTTCGTTGGGCGATATCCGGCGGTTGCCGGGCAATATTTTCCAGCTTTGGTATGCAAAAGACCGTAACCCAGTTGGAGATACTTCGGGTAGTCCTGAAACACAAAGGCGGCAAAGGACTGATAGTTTGTCCCAAGCGTGTAGTGGTCGAGTTCCTTACACAAGCGGAACAACATCTGCATATGAAAGTTACTTATGTCAGAACTATGGCTGATGTGATGATATGCCCGACTGACATTATGGTTACAAATTACGAGCGTGTGCGTGACGGTGAAGATGGGGTGAGAATAGAACCTTCCTATTTCACTGTAACATCATTGGATGAAGCGAGCGTACTGCGTGGTTTCGGCACCAAGACCTATCAGGAGTTTCTTCCTCTGTTTGCAGAAGTTCCATATCGGTTTGTTGCCACTGCTACGCCATCGCCCAACAGGTACAAGGAGCTGATACATTATGCCGGTTATCTCGGCGTGATGGATACAGGGCAGGCGCTTACCCGTTTCTTTCAGCGTGACAGCACGAAGGCGAATAACCTTACCCTTTATCCTCACAAGGAAAAAGAGTTCTGGCTATGGGTAAGTACATGGGCGTTATTCCTCACTAAGCCATCCGACCTCGGTTACCCCGATACCGGATATGAACTACCTGAACTACGTGTACACGAAGAAGTGGTTAGTGTGGACAACTCCACTGCTGGTACTAATCGTGATGGACAAGTGAAAATGTTTCGTGAGGCAGCTCTCGGTCTTGCTGATGCAGCGAAAGAGCGCCGGGACAACATGCAGGAAAAGATTGCCCGCGTGGTAGAGATAATCAATCGCCCGGAAAACAAGGACGACCATTTCCTTTTATGGCATGACTTGGAAAATGAACGGAAGGCATTATGTGACGCTATACCCGGATGCAAGGCTGTGTATGGCTCGCAGGATGATGATGAAGCGGACAAGGTGATATCGGATTTCAAAGACGGCCGTCTGAAATATCTAGCCGCCAAACCTGAAATGCTTGGTGAGGGTTTGAACTTCCAGTACCACTGCCACAAGGCAATCATGTTCATCGACTACCGTTTCAATGACAAGTTCCAGGCAATAGCCCGTATCTACCGGTTTATGCAGCAGCATCCGGTTGACCTTTATCTGGTCTATGCGGAAAGTGAGGGCGAGATATACAAGAGTTTCATGCAGAAGTGGGCGCAACACCGTGAGATGGTAGCTAAGATGACCGATATAGTCCGCGAGAACGGTTTGTTCGGTTTGCATGCCGAAGAGAAGATGATGCGGTGGATGTTCGCCAGTCGAGAAGAGAAATTCGGTAAACTGTGGAAGGCAATCAATAACGACAATGTTCTTGAATGTCAGAAGATGGAAAGTGATTCTGTAGACTTGATAGTAACCAGTATTCCATTCTCAAACCATTATGAATACACTCCGACCTATAATGACTTCGGGCATAATGAGGACAACGACAAGTTCTTTGAGCAAATGGACTATCTAACCCCGGAGCTTATACGTATTTTAAAACCCGGACGCTTGGCTTGCATCCATGTGAAGGATCGCGTACTTTTCGGTAACGCCACCGGTGACGGTATGCCTACCATTGACCCGTTCAGCGAAATGACAGTGTTCCACTACATGAAACATGGGTTCCGCTACATGGGGCGTATTACAGTGGATACGGATGTAGTAAGGGAGAATAACCAGACTTATCGACTCGGCTATACTGAAATGTGTAAGGACGGTTCAAAGATGGGCATCGGTTGCCCGGAATATGTTCTTCTTTTCCGCAAGCTGCCTTCTGATACCTCACGAGCCTATGCTGATTTGCCGGTGACAAAAAACAAGAGTGAATACTCACTTGCCCGTTGGCAGATAGATGCTCATGCAAGTTGGAAATCTTCTGGTAACTCTCTGTTGAGTTACGAGGATATGAAAGGTGCCGGTATTGATAAAATACGCCATTTGTTCAGAAATTATGAATGCGAGCATATATATAACTACGAGGAACATGTATCATTCGCTGAGGAATTGGAAGCCTACGGAAAGCTGCCTAAAACCTTCATGGCCGTTGACCCGGTAAGCAAGAAGCCCTGGATATGGGATGATGTAACCCGGATGCGCACACTCAATACGAGACAGTCGCAGAAGAAACGGCAGAACCACATTTGCCCACTTCAGCTGGATATTGTCGAAAGGCTGATTGAGCGGTATTCGAATAAGGGTGAACTGGTATTCGACCCGTTCGGTGGTATAGGTACGGTTCCCTATTGTGCCATCAGGTTAGGGCGTAAAGGATTATCCACCGAACTGAATTACGACTATTGGAAGGACAGTCTCTCATATCTGTATGAAGCGGAGATGGAAATGAGTGCGCCCACATTGTTTGACTTGATAAATGTAGGATAAAAAAGAATGGAGAGCAGGTATCGAACCTGCACCTCCACAATGAGTGGCATTCTTTCCATTTAAACTACTCCATTCTCTACTCCACTCAAATTGGAAAATCCCCAAATTCAGTTGAGTTGCAAATTCAACAAGGCTTTCCTTTCGGCATAGCCTAAATGAGATAATTCCCAAATTGAGTTTAAAGCCTATTTTTTCTTTAACTATTGTCGGCTTTTTATTCTGAGATTTTCTGAAAATTTTTGAAATACGTTTTGAAATTAGCCGACAACAAAATGTCGGTATTATTTTCATAATTGTATTTGTTTAAAATTAAACAATAATTAAAGTGTAACAAGGATTTGAACCTTTAACGCTAACGCGTACCATTTAGTTACTTGGCGCAAATATAATAATAAAAAGGAATAATATGAAAGCAATAACCATAAAACAGTCGTGGGCTTCTTTGATAGTCCACGGTATCAAAGACATTGAGAACCGCACTTGGCCGTGCCCTGATAAATATATTAGGCAAAGGGTATTGATTCATTCAAGTGGTTGTCATGGAAAGAAATTTGAGATAAATCTGACCGATGAGCAGATGGAACAAGCTTTCTCTCTGATTTCGGAGAAAAGTACTTCCGGCAAATGGGTGTTCGGTGAAATCATCGGCAGCGTTGAGATAGTGGATTGTGTACAGAATCATCCTTCTATTTGGGCGGAAAAAGGAGTTTATAACTGGGTGTTGGCTAACCCTATTCTCTATGCTAAACCTATCGAAAACGTGAAAGGAAAACTTTCTTTCTGGGATTATCCTGGTATCAAAGAAGTGAAAATAGAATGCCCGGAATGTGGCAGCATAGAAATCGCTGTCGAAGATTATACATCGGCTCCATTTTCGACTTATCTGCATAGGTGTAATAAGTGTGAACATGTGATTCTGGAAAGTGAGTGGAACGTAATAAAGTAGAATATGGGATTTGATTGGTTTTGGTTTACTGTAGTGATTTTGATAATCTGTGTTACTATATATTCCAGTCTCAATAGTTATTGGGAACATAAATATGGGAATAAGAATGAAGATTGCGATATGTGGTGACATGACAAAATTTTCTGCCAAATCGTGTCAGTAACTTCTTTGATACCGGATAGTCCGTTCATGGATTATTCGGTATCTTTATTTTGTAAATCAAAATAATAAAGTATGTACGCAGTAAATCAGTATGATGCAATCGCAGAGGATTACGATTCTCTGTTTAAAGACAAAGCCAGCATTGAGGAGAACAGTAAGATAGCCTCGATGCTTTTTGATGTTCCCGGAATTATTCTTGATGTGGGATGTGGTACCGGACTGTTCCTTGATATTCTGAAAGTATCTTCGGATGAATATTTCGGTATCGATCCGAGTAATAAGATGCTTGAAATTTTCAGAAAGAAGCATCCCGGATACCATAACTTGTGTATCCCGTTTGAGATGTTAAACCTGAAGTTTGTGGTATTTAATACTATTGTCGCTCTATTTGGTTCGGCCAGTTACATTGAAATCGAAGCGTTAACGGATGTCCCCAAGGGGAAGATCTTGTTCCTTATGTTCTATAAAGAAACATATCATCCGGTAACTTATGAACGTAGCGGTTGCGAATTGGAATATTATGAACATTCGAGGGATGAGCTGGAAGAAAGCTTTCCTCACTGTGAAGTAAAAGAATTTGGTAACTATTATATCGTGACTAACATATGATATTATATTCAGAACAAAATGTGTATGAAGCGGCGAAAGAACGCATAAGGCAGCTATTTTCTATAGGTGGTCGTCTGGGCGTTTGTTTTTCTGGTGGCAAAGATAGTACCGCTTTGCTGCATATCACTTTGGAAGTGGCACGTGAACTTGGTATTCAAAAGATACCGGTTATGTTTCTTGACCAGGAATGTGAGTACACATATACAGTCGAGTATATGCGTTATGTTATGTCTTTGCCGGAAGTAGAGCCTATTTGGGTACAAGTACCATTCAGATTATGGAATGCTAACAGTGGTGATTGGTTTATTCCTTGGGAGCCAGGGAAAGAGTGGATGCGTGAAAAAGAGGATATTGCTTTCATAGAGAATGTATATAGCGCTGATAGATTTAAAGACATGTTCAATGCTATTGCATTTCATCATTTGGGAGAAGATTATGTTTCTTTGGGTGGTGTCCGTATTGAGGAATCTCCGGCCCGTCGTGCAGGATTAACAGGCAAGGAAACTCTTCCTGGTATGACATACGGAAAGCGTTGTAGTCATGGAGTAGTTATGTACCCTTTGTATGATTGGTCTTATCGCGATATCTGGTATTATATCTTCTCCAATCGATTAAGATATAATAAGGCCTACAATTACATTTTCTCAAAAGAACCGTTACGTTCGGCCAGGGTGTCCTCTCTGATTCATGAGAACAGTAATCAGAATATCCCTTACTTGCAGGAAATTGACCCGAAGGCATATAATGCCATGTACACCCGCATCCCCAATATTGGTACGACAAATCATCTTCTGTTGGATGCTTTTGAAGAGATACGTAATTATCCGAACTGTTTTAAGGATTGGCCGGAATATTTGCAGTATCTCATTGATAACATAGTAGCTGAGGATAAGAATAAAATCATTTTCTCCAATAACCTGAAGACAGTGATTACTAAAGTTACAAATTGGTCTGATGTAGACCGTCTTGATATTTACCGCGCTTTTGCTCGTGGGATTATTACCGAAGACTTTGAACAGACAAAATTGAATAACAGATTATTGGTTCATAAATCAAAGTATAAATATGGAAAAACTAAAAGAAATAATCACCCGGATGCTTGATGAAGCGCCAGATAAAATAAACTTCTTCAATGAAGTGAGGCAACTTCTATTTTCTTTGTCCCCGGAGAAAGTGAACCCGGTGGATCGTGTTCTTTGGGTTCCAATGGAAATGATAAAGGCAAACAACTATAATCCTAATGCTGTGGCAAAGCAGGAAATGCAGTTACTTTATACTTCCATTCGGGAAGACGGATATACACAACCTATTGTTACGATTTGGAGTGAGGAAGAGCAAAAGTACATCATTGTAGACGGGTTTCACCGTAATCTCATTGCACGTATGTACAAGGATATTGCCCGACGGAATAGTGGTCGTCTCCCCATTGTGGTTATTGATAAGGATATCAATGACCGTATGGCATCTACGGTCCGGCATAACCGGGCACGTGGTAAACATTCTGTTGACGGCATGACGAATATCATTTATAACATGATTAAAAATGGAGAGTCGGATGCAGTCATTTGTAAGAAGCTTGGTATGGAACCATTAGAATTTGTAAAACTTAAGCACATCACCGGCTTTGCTAAGATGTTCAAGAACTATGAATACAGCAAAGCCATTAAAGAAATTATTCATCACACAGATTCAGCAGAGTTATGATTATGGATATACAGAATATTGCAATAGATAAAATCATTCCATATTGGAATAATGCCCGGAACAATAGCAAGGCTATCAAACCGGTAGAGGAATCAATCAAGAAGTTTGGCTTTAACCAACCGCTTGTAGTAGATAAGAATCTTGAAATCATTGTCGGCCATACACGATACTTTGCCCTATTAAATCTTGGATATAAGGAAGTACCTTGTATAGTCGCTGATTTGGATGAAGAAAAGGCACGCCAGTATCGTATTGCTGATAATAAGACATCGGAGTTTGCATCATGGGATGAAGATAAACTGATACGTGAACTTAGGGCTATGAATGTCCCTGCAGATATGCAAGATTTCTTTTTTGAGCCAATAGAGCAGCTGCTCGGATTTGATGTAAACTTTACTCCGGCAAATGATTATGCAACAGAAGATATGCAAGCAGAGGAAGTACAGCGGGAGTTCAGTCAGGAAATGGAACGTCAAGAGAATGAGGCTTTCAAAAAGAAAACGGAGCGTATTGAGGAGAACTTAGAGCAAGAAAAGACCGAATATATTGAAATGGCATGTCCCCATTGTGGAGAAATAATCAGGATGAAGAAGTGATATGGCAGCACCTGCGGGAAATAAATTTTGGATGTTAAGGAGTAAGCATGGGAGAGATAAACTCTTTTCCACGCCGGAACTTTTATGGGAAGCTGCCTGTGAGTATTTCCAGTGGTGTGATGAAAATCCCTGGCTCTCCAAAAAAGCTATTCAAAAGACGGTTCCTGTGAAAAGAAAGAAAGGGAAGAAAGTGGAAACTGTTAATGAACAGCAAGTGCAACAGGAAGTTTCCCCGACTTCCCGCCCGTACTCTCTTACCGGGTTTTGTATTTACGTAGGCGCTTCATCCAAATGGTGGAGCACCTTTCGTACGGAGTGTAAAAATAAGAATGACGAAGATTTTTTAGAGGTCATCGCACGCGTGGAAGAAACAATCGAAACGCAACAGTTTGAAGGTGCATGTGTCGGTGCTTTTAATGCGAATATCATTGCTCGTAAACTTGGGCTTGCGGATAAGCAGGAAGTGGACCATACGAATGCGGGGAAAGAGTTTAAGTCATTTTCATTTCTTCCATATACCAAAGAAGCGGAGAGTGTGAAATGATGGGAGAGAGAGTCAACATAAAACAGCGTTTAGCCTATAACTATCTTCGTGACGATGTTACGAAGTTCTTATGTTATGGTGGTGCCGGTGGAGGTGGTAAGTCATGGCTCGGTTGTGAATGGCTGATGCAATGTTGCCATTATCTTCCCGGAACTCGTTGGTTTGCGGGGCGAAATAATCTCAAAGACAGTCGAGCATCTATAGCGGTGACATTTGTTAAAGTGGCTAACTCTCATGGCTATCCATATTATCACTTGACAAATGACGGCATCAAGTTCGATAATGGGAGTGAGATTATCTTTTTGGATTTGACATATTACCCTTATAAAGACCCGATGTATGAACGTTTCGGCTCCTTGGAATTTACGGGTGGATGGATCGAAGAGGCGGGTCAAGTGAATAGATTGGCCTTTGAAGTGTTACAGACTCGTATAGGACGGCACTTGAATGATGTCTATAATGTTCCAGGGAAAATTCTTATTACTTGTAATCCCAAAAAGAACTGGTTATACGATAAATTTTATAAACCATGGAAAGAGCATAAGTTAAAAGATGGTTATGCTTTTGTACAGGCGTTGGTACAAGACAATCCATTTGCAACAGAAGACTATATAAACACTTTGAAAAATACTAATGATAAAGTAACGAAAGAGCGTTTGTATTTCGGCAATTGGGAATATGATAATGATCCGGCAGTACTTTGTGATTATGATGCTATTTGTGACTTGTTTACAAACGAGCATGTACAACCGATAGGCTTATCGACTGGTTCTTCTGACCTTGCCATGAAAGGCCGAGACCGTTTTGTCTGTGGGCATTGGATAGGTAATGTATGTAACATCAGGTTAGACCAGGAATACAGTACGGGTAAATCCATTGAAACGGATCTTAAAAACATGATGATACAGTGGAAGATTCCACGTAGCATGATGGTAGTTGATAGTGATGGGCTGGGGAGTTATCTTGAAAGTTATCTGAATGGCATCAAGGAGTTTCATGGTGGTAACCGCCCTATTAATCCGGAGTTTGACAATCTGAAATCAGAGTGCGCTTTTAAGCTCGCAGAACTAATAAATAACCGACAGATAAGGATTATATGTACGGAAGCCCAAAGAGAGCGTATAATCGAAGAATTAGGAGTTTTAAAGCAAGACCATATAGATGCTGATACCCGAAAGAAAGGAATAATCAGTAAAGAGAAAATGAAAGAGATACTTGGTCATTCTCCGGATTATCTTGATATGCTGATAATGGCAATGTTCTTCCGTATCAAACCAATTCCCAAACGACCAAAAGCAAAATTAGGACAGATATGACAGTAAAAGAATTTTTGATATTAAGTGAGGTGGCAAGTAATGTTACTGAATTATTGGAACAGATAAAGAAACTCCCAAAGCCGGATTTCATTTCGGGAGTTCGTTTGCCGGATAATCTGAATGATACCACTATTGGGCAACTTATGGGACTACAATCTATATCAAGCGATGTTGATTGTATAATGATACCATGTCATGTCCTTTTAGGATTCTCTGTTGAACAAATAGAAGTATGTGAGGTAGAGGATGTTTTGGGCTTTTCCTCATGGGTTACTAAAGAGGTGGAACGGATAACCAAACTGTTTGAAACAACAAACGTGGCGCCTACTCCTGAAGAAAAACGTGCAGGTGTAGACCAACTGTCATTTGGCTTGTTTGGGTTGGTGGACTATTATGCAACCCGTATGGGAATAACTGACCATGAGCAGGTAGAAAGTGTTCCATGGGTAAGAGTGTATAAATGTCTTGATATGGATGCAGAGAAGATAAGATATGAACGAAGATTACGTAAAATTTATCAAGATAATAACAAATGAACACAAGTGTAGAGAGGAAAATAGCGTCTGTTGCAGAAAAGCTGAAAGACATAACCTATTTGTTTGATAACTGGGCGACGGCTAATGTCCGGTTGGATAAAATGCCATTACCGGCTATGATTAACTTACTGCCTGTATCCGGTAAGTTCGTTATATCCAGAACACAGTTGAAGGATTGCCCTAATTGCATGATAGCATTTGCCGATAAGACTGAATTTGATTTTGACGGTAAGGAGAATGATACTATCATAGAACGTTGTAAAGAACATGCAGTGAACTTTATTCGTGAGCTTAATAAAAGTGGATTATTTGAGTGGGTGAGTGATGAAGTTCCTTATTCTATCTTTTACGATAAATTGGATGTGAATGTTACCGGAATTGTAATAGAATTGAAACTTAAAGAGGTTCAAGGAGTCTCAATGTGTTAGTTATGGAAGATAGGAGAAAAGAGATAAAGGGTATCCTGAATGAAGAATTGGAAAGTCTTCGGCAGCGTATTGTTGAGAACCATATACAGGCTGGGCAGCGTGCAAGTGGAAGGACTATCAAGAGCTTGCATGTCGTAGTGGATGATGATCATGGAATTCTGTTTGGTAGGAAGGCTTTCGGTGTATTGGAAACAGGACGTGGACCGGGGAAAGTACCTAAGGGTTTTTATAAGATTATTCGGCAGTGGATGATAGATAAAGGTATTCAAGTAGAAAAGCCTAAGTCATTTGCTTATCTCGTAGCCCGGAAAATAGCAGAAAAAGGTACCAGGCTTTATCGTACAGGGAAACATGAAGACATATATTCAAAAGATATTGAAATAGCAATACAAAATATAATGAATCGTGTATTTGGTATTTTCTCAAAGGATGTGAAACATATAAATCTGAATAGCAATGCGAACTCATAAGATAGATAATACAACGATTGAATATCCGGATGAGATAGCTTTCTGCTTTAATCCGATGGTTGTAAACGTTTTGGGCCATCCATGGGCATGGATAGAAGCTGTCGTACGTGATGTAGCAACGGGGATTGAACACTCCGAAAAAAGGGCGTTGTTTCAAAGTACATGCTTCTTCGACTTATCCTTTTATACCCAATCGTACTTTGATACAATTCAATTTGGAAGGATAGATTATTCTTTGTCAGGTGCGGAAGATACACAGTTGGGGTGGTTATTCTCATTTGATCTGAACATGTATTCCGAGAATGGGCAGTTAGGAGAGAGCTTTCAATTTGAGACTTATGTCGTTTGGGGAGCGATGAAAATCGGAGAGCGATATAATGGCGACAGAGTGTTAACATGGTTCAAGAACTTCCCATTTACAATAGGTATGTACTCAGCCGGGGAAAGCAGCGTCAATGTTACTGCTGATGGTAAGTCCTTACCTGCTGTCAGGTTACCCAAACGTAATATTTACAATCTATTCTTGACGGGAATCGATGCTCAAAAAGAAGTGAAATTTGATTTGTCTGGAACTGGAACTGTTGGAAGCGTATTCGATATGACATTTGACTACACTTTTCATATAGTGGCGGGAGCTTCCTCTAGTGTCCGGTTGCTTATTGATGACTGTACAAGCGGGGTATATCTTCGTTGGATTAGCCGGCATGGATTTTATTGCTATTGGTTGTTTAAGGCTGGTGATGAAAAGAAGCAAGTGGTGAATAACGGGGAATTCATTCGTAATAATATGCGTGATTATAGCTATGTAAATGGTTATCATGGCGGCACCGGACGTAAACAGCGTAAGACAGAAGAAAATACACTTCCTGTATGTGCTCCATTGGTGGATAGTGATACATACGATTTCCTTTTTCAACTTACCATGTCTCCAGTAGTAGATATGTACATGGGAAAAGATGTTGATAAAAAGGAACGGTGGCAAGGGGTGAACATTGCGGTTGAAACTTTTAACAAAACTCGTGCTGTTCTTCAAGATTTTGTAGCAACGATTATTTTACCAGAGATAAGGGTGCAAAGCTTATGAGAAATGATTTATTGTTTATTGACGGTGAATTGGTGGATTTGGATGACAGTACTAAGATTACTTTGAACTATAAAAGTAACCTGTTTACCGATTTGAGTAAGATCGTAAGCAATAACAGTTATACGATCAAGTTGCCTAAGACAGTCAGGAATCAACGTATTATCCAACATGCTGACCTTCCGGCATGCCAGACTGACTATCCGAGAACGTTTCATGATACAAGGTATATCCGTAACGGGGTTGAAATTATTTCTAACGGGAAAGCTGTATTAATGACTGGGGCGGATTCTTTTGAAATAGCTTTGACGTGGGGGAATATTAGCTTGTTATCTAACATTATTGAGGGTGACAAAACATTGAATGATTTGAAAGATAGTTATCCTGAGTATTATACTATTTGGAAAAGAGAGATTAGTAATTATCAAGATGGTACAAGTTTTATCATGTCCGATATGAATATGGGGGTACGGAATTATGATAACAAGAACTATATCCATCCATGTGTCCGGGCAGGTTGGATTTTAGAACGTATATCCCAGGATAGCGGTATCAAATTCTTATTTCCTACCAATGTCACAGATAATCTGATTAACAAACTCCTTATCCCGATGTTAACCAAGAAAGGAAAGGGAGAGGATTATAATAATCAATTCGGAATCACTTATGAGTATGTGAACGGAACGCGACCCAATCATGATTATGGATATGTTTTGAGAGGTAGTACGTCTACTTATAAAAAAACAGATTATCTGGAAACGGTAGACCTTAGTTCATCCAAGTATGAAGGCATGAAGATTTTGAAGAACAATACCAAAATCCGGATCATGGGAAGAATGTTTTTTAATTTTGTGAGAACAGAGGTTCCTAATCCGAGATTTGTAACTTACAAAGTAGTGAATGGGGTTGCGGAGGAAGTCTTCTCCGTTGGTTATATAGATTTAGAAAAGCAAGGGAATCAAAATTGGTTTGTATCTTTTGAATATGATGATTATACATCTGTATTGGCTGCGGGAGATGTGATCTATTTCGCCTTTGCTGATACTGGATTCTTTACAAACAGTTGGGGGAGTACAACCTTTGTAGTCGGGTTATTGGCATTCACTGAAGAAACCAATGTTTTTGAAGATGGAATAAGCGATGGATATTATCCTATTATATCCAATTTGCCAAACATAAAGCAGATTGATTTCATTAAGTCTTTATCTGTTATGTCTGGTACATTTGCTGTAGTCAAAGATGATGTTACGGTTAGGTTTGTTTCAATGGATGAAGTTATAACTAACAAGTCTAGGGCTATAGATTGGACTACGAAGGTGGTTGCGTCGTATCAGGATAATAAACCTAAAACTATCTCGTTTTCTCTTGATGGATTCGCTCAAAAGAATGTCTACAAGTGGAAAGAGGACAAAACAGTATCTGGAGATTATGAAGGATGCATCAATGTTGATGATGAGACTATTGAACTAAGTAAAGATAGCGTTACGCTTCCTTTTGCCGCAACCGATACGAGAACCGGTAAAGCATATATTCCAATTTATGAATATGAAGATAACGAGGAGATTGGAAAGATAGGGAAAGTTGAACCTCGTATATTGTTGGAGATTAGTAACAATGGTAAGTCAAGGGCAACATTCAACGGGTTGTCATGGCATGCCTTGTTGTCTAAAAATTATCAATCATACCAAAAGGTGGTACATAATCCGGTTGTCATTACGGAAAAAATTGAAATTAACGATATTGAGCTAAAAGAGTTGGATGTAACGGTTCCGGTATATCTGGGCCAATACGGTAGATACTATGCTATTATATCTGTAAAGGCAGAAGATACGGGGATATGTGAGTGTAAATTATTACAGTTGGAGGTATAGTTATGGAAAATGTAGAAGAAAGAGTGCTGGATATTCGGGTACGATACGATGATGCTATCCGAAAAATCGCAGAATATCGTACTCAGCTGGATGTACTTCGAAAAAGAGAACAAACTTTAAAAGAGGATTTGAAAGCAGGACGTATGAGTCGCAAAGAGTATAACTTACAGTTATCAGAAACCAAGATTGCTACTCGTGAAGTGAACGAGGCTGTTCGAATTCTGAGTAAGCAAATACAGAATGAGCGTAAGGAACAGACGGAGCTTGAAGGTAGCTTAGTTAGATTACGTGCGGAACTTTCTAATTTGACTGCTTCTTATGATAGGTTAAGTCGTGCGGAACGTAACAGTGCCAAGGGCAAAGAGATTCAAGATAAGATAAATGCCATTACCGATGAATTGAAGGAAGCGGAAGAGGGTACACAGCGTTTCTATCGTAATGTCGGTAATTACGAGGAAGCTTTGAAAGATTTTGTAGGTATCAATAATGACTTTGCAAATTCTTTGTTGAATATCGCCCAGAACTCAAATGGAGTGAAAGGCTTTTTCTCCAATATGAAGACAGAAGCATCTGCTTTAGGTTCAACGCTAAAGGCATTATTGAAAAATCCGGTATTTATGAGTATAGCAGGTGTTGCCGGAGTCGGTTTTGCTTTCAAATGGTGGTATGACTACAATAAGGGGGTAAAAGAGGCTACCAAATTGACAAAGCAATTTACGGATAAGTCTGGCGATGATTTGAAAATCTATCGGAGTGAAGTACAAGCTTTGGCTGATTACTACAGTAAAGACTTCCGGGATATGTTGACTGCTATTAATTCCGTAGAAAAACAGTTTGGCATATCTTCTGATGAAGCGTTGAAAGTAATCAAAGATGGTTTCATTGCCGGAGCAGATGCGAAAGGTGAGTTCCTATCTGCTTTGAAAGAATATCCGGCATACTTCAAAGAGGCTGGTATCTCTGCGGATCAGTTCGTTGCTATTATTGCAGAAACCAATAAGCAGGGTGTCTTCTCTGATAAGGGAATTGATACTATCAAAGAGGCGAATACCCGGCTTCGGGAAATGACTACATCAACGGCTGGTGCATTGGATGGTATCGGTATCAGCTCTAAACAGGTTCAGAAAGATTTGCAGACAGGAGCAAAGACTACTTTTCAAATCATGCAGGAAGTATCTGCCAAATTGAATGAACTACCGGAAAGCAGTGCGGTGGTTGGAACTGCCATTGCAGATATCTTTGGCGATCCGGGAGAAGATGCCGGCTTGCAATATATCCGTACCTTGAAAGATATTTCTGTTAATCTGGATGAAGTCAAGGGTAAGACCGGGGAACTGGGTAAAGTGGAAGATGACTTGCTCGCTTCTCAAACGGAACTAACCAAAGAGGTCGCTTTGCTTTTTGACGCTACAGGTGGTTCATTTGAGAAAATGACGGGTAGGATTGAGACTTTTGTTAATGATACTCTATCCTCTTTGATTAGAGGTGTACGAGCTTTATTTGAATCGGTAGAGGATATCTCGGAACGGGAAACTAAAGCGGCTGTTGAGCTTGGTAAGAATGTTGCAGAGGCTAATGTCGGAGATGAATATGCCAAGATAGAGGCGGCACGAATTCGATATGTGAAAGTGGGGATTTCTGGGGAAGAAGCTTTAAAAAAGGCCAAAGAAGAAAGGCTGCAGATGCTAAATTTATCTCTGAAACAGGAAGAAGAATACTTGCAGGAAACTATTGCTATCAATGAGAAATATAATAAAGAGTTAGATGATGTTTCATTCTGGCGTCAGGGAATAGGCAAAGATCGTTCTAATTCAGCCATAAACAAGGATATCGCTTCTTCATGGAATGATTATATAGCACAGTTATCGGCTGTGGAGTCCAGGAAAGAGACTATTAATTTAGTGTCTTCATATACCGGGGATGCCGATAAAAAAAAGACACCGATTACTAACCCTAAGGCTGTGGCCGAAGCTCTTAAAATCAAAAAGAAGGAGCTAGAAGAGATACGTAAGGCTGAGAATGAAATGCTAAAACTCGTCAAAAATAGCCGGAAAAAGCAGACGCAAGAGATAGAATATGAATATAGCCGCCAGATTGAAGATTTGGAAATTCGCTTGAAAACCGAAAAGGACTTGACACCTCGTGCCAAAAAGGAAATCGGAAAACAGATTCTTTCTCTTGAACAGCAAAAAATAGCAGCTTTGCAAAAGCTCTCCGATGAAGAACTGAGAAAAGAAATTGAAAATCGGCAGAAGCTTATCGCCCTGCAGCTTGAATCTGTAAAAGCCGGAAGCGAGCAGGAGTATCAATTAAAGATGCAGCAACTTGTAGCCCAACGTGATGCGGAGCTTCAGCAGAAAGAGCTAACCGAGCAGATGAAACTTACTATTATGGAGAAGTACAACAAAAAGATTGCTGATTTGACCGAGCAGCATAATAACTCCATAATCAAGAAACAAGAGGATGCATTAAGGATACGTTTTGAAACAGAAATAGCCCAGACATACGGTGACGAACAAGAAATTTTCCGTATTAAGATGGAGCAGAAGCTTGCAGAGTTGAATACTATACAGCAACTTGAGGGGGAAAGTATAGAAGCTTTTAATTTGCGTAAACTTCAAGCTCAAAATGACTATAATGATGCAAAGAAAGCTGTTGCAGATAAGGAGATAGCTATTGAACAATCCAAATATGATGTTATGGCTACTGTTACAAATGGACTTATTGCCTTGACAGATGAGATAGGTAATCAAGACCGTAACTTTGCCATTGCAAGTAAGGCTTTGGCTCTTGCTGAAATTGCAATCAATACAGGTAAGGCTATTTCTAAAATGGTTTCAGCGGAAGCAGGAAAGGGTATCATTGGACTTGGTACAATGGCAAGTGGTATAGCTACTATACTTTCTAACATTGCGGCTGCTATTTCTACGGTAAAAAGTGCTAAATTTGCACAGGGTGGTTCAGTAGTAGGTCCAGGTTCGGGTACAAGTGACTCTATACCGGCGATGTTATCTAATGGTGAAAGTGTAATGACGGCTGCCGCGACTTCTATGTTTGCTCCGTTATTATCAGCTTTTAACCAAATGGGTGGTGGTATTCCTATCAACGTCACTACTTCATCCAATCAGGCGTTGGGTGAAGATATGCTTTCCAAGGCTGTTGCAAAAGGTATGATGATGGCTCCGCCGCCGGTATTGTCCGTAGAGGAATTTACTTCTGTTGCAGATAGAGTAAAGTATGTCGAGAATCTTGGTAGTGTATGA